GACGACTCCATTCGTTGAGTCTGCGATGTAGTAAAACGACTCCCCGTCTCCAGGACTTGTCGGAAGAACTGTACCGGCCGCCACGAGCGTGTTCATATTATCCCGCACCTGCGTATTCCAGAACGACGCAGTCAACACCTCGCCAGCGGTCGCGGTTCCGGGCGTAGTCCAAGCCATGAGCGTATCTTACCTTTCCTAGAGGCCGAATGGTGAGCCCGAAACGCTGCCACCAGCGAACAGGCTGAAAGGATACGACGCGACAGCCGTGCCACCACCGAACACGAACGCGGCCGTATCCGTCGACGACAGGGTGAACGTGACGGCGTGCCGATCAGGCTGGACAGCGTGCCGGATACCGATCACCTGAACATCCTTCACGATGCGGTCGCCGATACCGTTCGGCTGATACTCGACACGGATGATGTCCGTCAGCTCGACGCCCAGGACGCTCGTCTGCATCGCCGTCCCGAGGCCGGCTAGTTGCACCGTCAACGCCTCGAAGCGCAGCTCGGGCTCGGCGTACTTACTGACGAGATAATCCGCGAGGGCTTGCGCGTCCGCCGTACCCGCCGACCCCGACCGGATCAGCAGGCCCGACAGGTCGAGAGACTGGACGCCATACTCGTTCTGCGAGTCGAGTGACTCGGCATCCTGCGGCGCGATGCCGAGCGGCGCGACCGTCACACGATTGAATAGGAGTTCCGTGCCGTAACTGATCCCGATGTCCGTGTACGGGATGGTCGTGCCGCCCGCATCGGAGAAGACGATCGTGCCGATCGCGGCCGCCGTATTGCGATCGCGGAACGTGACGTCATTGTCTTTCGACATGAAGAGCAGGCCCGGCTCCGACGCGGCGACGAGTTGCAGATACTCGAGGACCTCGCGGCCCTGCTCGACGGCGTCCGCCTGGAGCGTCTGCGCGCCCGTGTCGATATCGCGCAGCCCCGTCGGCCAGTTCACCTCGGCCCGGTCGAGGACGGCGCCGATGCGTGCACCCGTCGTCTGACTCGTCGCCGTATGCGCCGCGAGCTGCTGACCGCCGAACAGGATGAAGCCATCCGTGCAGGACGCGCTCGCCGTCGCGTCACCCTTCACGCTGTAGTCGACGTTCCAATCCTCGATCAGTCCCGTGAACTGCACCGCCGTCGAGCCTGCGACGACCGTAGAGAGTTTCACGTTGCGGCGCGGCTTGATGTCCGGATAGAACGGCGACGCCGTGTAGAACGGGTCGAAGGCGCGGTCCTGATTCGTGAACTCGATCTGAGCGCCACCCGTCACGAAGCGGTCCAGCTCACGCGATAGGCCGCGATTGATGCTCACGCTCGTGACGCGATCCGTGACGTCATAGAAGAGCGTGCCGCCGAATCGGTACGTCTCATTATCGAAGATGCTCTGAGGATTGTCCGCCGGCACGTCCGTCGAGCCGAACGTGAAGAACGGGCCGCCGACATCGCTCAGGTCGAAGCCGATTTCGACGACGGTGTCGGGCGTGGAGAAGTGCGACACGCTAACCGCTCCTGAGCGAACGCACACGGTTGAACGTCGTCGCGCCCGAATCCGTCGACGTCACACCCGCAGCGTTCGCCGCCACGCTCACGATCGGCCCCTGGAAGACGGCACCGTTGCGCTTCTCGTACCGCTTGATCGAGTTCACGATGACCTGCGACAACTCGTCCGGATTCGTGCCGAGGCCCGCATTCACGGTCAGATTGATGACCTGCGTCGAGCCACCACCACCGCCGATCGCATCACGCAGGATACGCATCGCCGAACCGGACTCCAGCGGAATCACAGCCTCCTTGCCAGCCTCGCCAGCGACGAATGTCGGCTGCTTCAAGATACCGCCGAGGGCGAGACCGTACTGTGCGCGCTGCGGCTTCGGGTTCTCCTTGTCCCACGTCGCCATGATGTCGCGGATTTCCTTCTCCTCCGCAGCCGTGATCGTTGCGCCGCCCGCGCTGCCGGGACGCTTACGGAAGTTCACGGCCTGCTCGCGACGCTCCTTGCGGCGCTCCTCCCACCTGCGAATAGCATCGGAAAAGCGGCGCTCGTTCTCCGACTTCAGCGCCTCGCCGACGCCGCCACCAGAGACGGCAGCGATCGGCTGGCCCTGGCCGACTACGCTCGCGATGTCCTTCGCGATATTCAGAATGCCTTGCAGTTCGCGCTCGAACGCGCCCGCGAATGCCGCGCCAAGCTCGGCGCCACGATTCGCGCCGATGATGCCGTTCAGCGCGTCGGAGAACTGCTGCGCGCTGATCTCGCCACGATTGAAGGATTCCGTCAGGTTCGCGATGTCGTTATTCGCCTTCTCGGCCTGAGCCTGCGCGGACTCCTCGAGGCGCTGCGCTTCCTGCTCAAGGATGAAGTCCTGAAGGTCCTGCTCGGCCTGTGCGCGCTCCTCATCCGTCTCGGCCTGCGCGACCGCGTTCCGAAGGCGCGTCTCCTCACGCTGCGCCAGCTCTTTCTTCTGCTGTGCGCGAATCTCGCGGGCACGCTTCGCCTCCGGCGATGAGCCCATGATGACCTGCCCGACCATCCCGCCGAGGGTGCCAGCCGCTCCGGCGAGGGCGCCACGCGCCGACTGCACGGCGTCGCGGATTGTCTGCGTCATGACGTTCGCAAGACCGCCGCCGCCGCCTCGACGGCCCGTGGCCTTCTTGAGACCGTTGACTAGTTCCTTGCCGAGCATCAGGCCGACGCCGCCGGCGATCTCGATATTCGACCGGGCCCACTCGCGCAGGATGGCGCTAAGGTCGACCTCGGCGAGGCCCGCCTTCACACCATTGAACAGACTGACGACGAGGCGCTTACCGAGCTCGAGGCCGGCCGTATTGACGAGGATGCTGCGGACGATGAAGTTACCGGCCTGCTCGCCCTGCTGCGTCGCGCCGCGCCGAGCCCCACCGAAGATCGTCGTCGTCAGCTGATAGCCGAGCTGGAAGCCGAACGTCGTCACGGCCTCGTTCAGTTTTCGCGACAGGTCACGCGCGAAAGCGTTCGCCTGGTCGCGCCCCGCCGGAGCGATGCTGACCTTCAGCCGGTTCGCCGGATTGTCCTCGAACTGGACCTTGGGCTTATTCCACCAGTTCGCGATCGTCTGCGCGCCCGCCCAGACAAGGTCGCCAAACTTATCAATGACGAAGCGGACCTTCGCCTCAAGCGTCGGCTGCTTCCCGAACTGACCGAGGAAGCCGACTAGCTTCTGCGCGGCAGTCGCCAGACCCGGCAGAAACTTCGCGGCAATCTCGCCCGCAAGGTTATTGAACGTCTGCTTCAGGATGTTCAACTGGCCCGGCAGCGTCTTACCGGCCGCCTCGGCGCTGCCGCCGAACTGCGTCGTCAACTCGCCGAGGATGATCTTCTGCGCCTCGAGGACGCGACCCGACTCGACGAACGCCTCGATCTGATCCTTCTGGCCCTTCGTCAGCTGAACGCCGGCACGACTCAGCGCCGTCGCGCCCTTCACGGGATCGTTCAGCGCCTTGCCGACGAGGATCGCGGACGAGTTCAGATCCTTCCCCATCGCAACGCTCAGGTCGAGCGTGGCGACAGTCGCCTGATCGAAGATGTCGTTGCCCTTGCCCGTCTCGTTCCGGATCTTCGTGAACGTCAAGAGCAGGTTCTGGCCGGACTGGATCGCCTCGTCGTCGACGCCGCTCTTCTTCATCAGCGCCGTGGACAGAGAGTTCATCTGCTTCGCCGTGACGTTCGCGATGCCGCCCGTCGACTTCAGCACAGCGCCCGTCTGCGCGGCCACCTTCTGCTGCTCCATGAACTCGGCCGTGCCGATGCGGAGCGTCTGCACCATTGCGCCGATGCCAGCCGCGCCGGCGGCGATCGCCGCGATCTTCCCGAAGGACCGGAGCCGGCCGCCGGCCTGATTCAGTTTCCGCAGGCCGCTAGTGTCGACCCCGATCGGGATGATGATCGCCATGACAGTAGTCTACCGGCTAGCGATCGGCGTCTATCGGGCGAAGCCGCTGCGAGCGATCATCCGTGCGCCGCGCTCCGAATAGCCCTTCGCGCGCAGGGCCTCATTGATGACGTCTTCCATATCGAAGACAGACTTCTGCACAGACTTCTGAATCTCGGGCAACTTCTTCTCGGCCGCCGGCCACATCGCTCGCGATGCGGTTCCGAAGCCTGCGCTCTGAAGACTCTTGTCGATCGGATTGCCGGGGCGGATGCGGCCGGCCATATCGAATGCCTCACCGCTGGCGCTGCCCTGGACGACGCGAACCAGCACGCGGCGGCCCTGCATTCCGCGTACCTTTTCGCGGCGAATGCGCGCGTTGATCTTGCGTTGTGCGTTGCCCTCCCACGACGGAAACCGCTGCTCACCGGTGCGGAAGAAGCCCGACCCGCCGCCCTCTTTCCAGCCCGAAAGCGGCGTCTGCTTCGGCGTCATCGATCGCGCCTCGTCCACCAGCGGTCGAATATCGCGGCGCATATTCTTCTGCCCCTCGCGATACAGGACAGGATCGATCTGCTGAAGTGTGGCGAGCGCCTCCTCGAGCCCGCGAATCTGAGGAGCCATAGCCACTACTCAGCCCGTCCATGAATCGCGCGCCATCGAAGATACCCGAGCATCGTCCATAGCATACGCTCGGATTCCTGCAGGAGCAGACTCGGCGCGATGCCCGTTTCGCAGGCGAGGCCCGCGATCATCCAGTGACTACTGGATTCTCCGAGGGCTCTAAAGGGGACTCGGGCTCGCCCTCGATATCGTCGAGCGTCGCGACCCAATCCATGAACTCGAGCGTCGTCTTGCCCTGCCGCTTTACGGCGTGCCACGCGAGCCACACGAAATCGCGCGCGAAGATATCGCCACCCGACAGCGCTGTCGACGGCTTCTGGAAGTGATCCTCCCACGCGATGACGTCAACGAGTTCGGCCGTGATCGTCTCGGCCGTGCCGCCCTTCGGCTTGATCTTGAACTGAACCTGCATCCCTGCTCCCTCCGTTGCCGCTAGCGCGGCGTCAGGTTACGCGGTGGCCTTCGTGATCGTGCCCGAGATCGGCCACGTCACGTCGGCGGTGTTGAGCTCGCCGACCGCGCCGTTGACCGGCGTCCACTCCGTGACCAGGACGGTCGCCGAGTAGGACGGGTTCGCGGTGCCGACGGCGGTGCCGTTCGGCTTGACGACGATGGTCGCGGTCGAGCCGATCAGCGGGTAGATCAGGCCCTCGATCGAGCTGTACTCGTTGTGGATCGACAGCGTGACCGAGTTGTCCTTGAGGCCACCGACGCGCGTGACAGCACCCTGTCCAAACGCGGTGGTCTCTACCTCGGCACTCGTCGAGGAGATGGTGACAGCGGCGACGTCGGACGAGATATCCGTGCCGCCGAGAGTGATGTTCGCATCCGTGAGGACGAGCTTAGCCAATGTGATCGTCCTCCTTTGGGACGTCGACGTTTGCAGCCTTCATCTTAGCCGACGAATCCGGCTCTACGGGGATCAGGCGTCCAGACTCCACAAGGATGTCAATCCGATCCACGTCGCGCTTCGTGACCTTGCAACCTTCGCTCTTGCCGGCGACGACATGCCCTGGCGCGACGATCCATTCACGCGCCACGACTAGCCCCTCACCTGCGCGACGAAACGGAAATCGACGGTCAGGTACGTCGTGTCGTTCGCGTCGATTGTCTGGATGTTGCCGGCGCTCTCGACGATGCTCGTGTCGACGGTGCCGCCGAGCGTGCGATCCGACTCGAGCGCCCACCGCACGGAGCCGCTACCGAAGGACAGGTAGGAGTCCAGGAGCGTCTCGGCGCTGCGCTCCGCAGCACGACCGACGATGACGGTGATGTCGTAGTTATGCGTGACCATGCCATTCCCCATCGCGCCGTGATACTCGATGGAGCGCAGGCTCGGGAACGCCATAGGAACATTGACCTGGTCGGGCTGGCGATTGTAAGTGCGGAGCCCGGTGATGGCGCCGAGGCTCGACGCGATCGCCGTCTTCACCTGCGCGACCGTGCTCACCTGATGTTCCGCATCTTCTTGTACGGCATCACGAGCTGCTCGACGTCAGGGTCGAGGAAGCGCGACACGCGGACGGCGCCGAAATCGCCGAAGCCGGCGACGCCGAGCGGCGAGTCGAATCGCTTGAAGATCCGCGTCGACTGGATGATCGTCGCGACCTCGATCGCCTTCGGCACGCTCGGCCAGCCGAAGACGCCCGTCACGCGGACGAGTGCCTCGCCCTCGTCGGCGAACTGATTTCCCGTCGGAAAGACGTAGTCCTCGACGGCGCGGATGCGATCGTACGCCCACGGGATGCCGTCGAGATTCCCGTTCAGCGGCTCGAGCTGGTAGTCCGTCACGGCCCAGGTGACCCAGTTGCCATCGCTCGCCGGGTTCGACTCGACCGTGATCGCGGTGCCGGCGAGGTCGTCGATCTGGCAGAACAGCGGGTCGGGCGTATTGAAGTACCGCGTCACGGTGCCGGACTGGTAGAAGTTCCGCATCGCGTACCCGTCGATCAGCCTGGACGCGGATTCGATGGCGCCCTCGAGGAGCGTGTCATCGACGCTGTCCGTGATACGCAGCGCGGCCTTGACGTTCGTGAGCGTGGCATAGCCGTTCGTGATCGCCATGTGAATAGTCTACAGCGCGGTAGACAGGTTCCCGCCGTGGAATCGGTACCGCCACGTCACCTCAGGAACACACGCGAAGACGGCGCCACGGTCCAGCGCGCGAAGCCAGAAGTCCCAATCCTCGAAACCGTGCGCCGCATCGGCGCGCCACCCGAGCTCGGCGCACAGCTCGGCGCGGATCATGCTGGTCGCCGGGATGTAGTTGCCGCGCCGCAGCCGATCAGCATCGAAGGGCGCGTTCGGATTCCACCCGCCGCGGCCCTCGACATGGCAGTACGTGTAGATGATGTCGGCGTCCGTCCTGGTCGCGAGTGTCGCGAGGTGATTCGTCAGCATGACGTCATCGTCAGCGATCTGCGCGATCCACTCGGCGCCCGCCTCAACTGCGCTCCGCGTCAGCGCATTCAGGCAGCGCGCCGGGCCCTGCCGCTCATAGTCAAGATGCACGAGATGCGCGATCGGCTGGAGCGTCTGCGCCGCCACGGCCGCCACGCACTCGGCACGGAACTCGACACGCTCCGGCAGGCTCGCCGTAACGACAGCGATACGCGGCGTCACGCCGCCTCACGAAAGGCGTGCTTCATGTCGAGACGCAACTGCAAGACCTCATTCCACCGATCCCATACGTCCGCGCTCAGGGCGAGTTCGTCATACTCGCGCGGCAAGCGCGGATCCCTATGCATATTCGATCCGAGGACGCGAGCGGGAGAACCCGCGACCTTACAGAACGGCATCACGTCTTTGATGACGCTCGCATTCAACCCGATCATTGCCGACTCGCCAACGACGCACCACGGGTGCGTGATCGCTCCCTGACCGAACGTCGCATCCTGATCGATGATCGTGAAGCCGCCGAGCGTACTGCCCGTACTAAGCGTCACGCGATCGCCGACCTGCGAGTCGTGCGAGATATGCGAATAAGCCATGACGAGCGCGTCAGCCCCCACGCGCGTCTCATCCACGATCCCATGATGAACGGTGACGTACTCGCGCAGACACGCACCGCGACCGATCGCAATCCCGGCGTGCCGGACGGGCGCGTCAAGGCCGCTCGGATACGAGCCGCGATGCTGCGGAGATCCGCCGATCATCGCGTGCGCGCCGATGTACGAATCGTCTCCGATGCGGCACGGGCCGGTAATCACGGCGTACGGTTCGATCGTGACGTTCTCGCCGATATCGACGTTGCCGCGAATGATGACGGTGTCGTGAATCATGCCTGCTCGATGTCCTCCAGGGTTGCGACGACGCGATGCTCGAGCGTCATATCGTGATCGCCCGCATTGATCCTGCGAGCCATATCGGAGAGGCTGCGCTCGACAGGCGTCGGCGCCGCCTCATCGGCCAGCTGATCCCACGACGTATCCCCGCCTGAGCAGACGAGACGCATCGTGCGGCGCTGATCCTCAGCGTCCGTACGCGCCGTAAGCGTCGCGACGGCCCAATCCGTATCCAGCCATACGTGCAGATGATGATCTCCGCGATGCACGCTACGGACGCGCCACGGTGCATCTCTGAGCGCGTGAAGGAGCGCGACGTCGTGAACCATCATGTCGTACAGGATCGGCGCCGGCGACCGAGTCCCGACGCTGAAGCGTTCCGTCGTCACCTCGAGGATGTTCCCCCACGATGCGGATTCGGTCTGCATCTGATGGAACGTCCAGGCGTGACGCATTGTGTAGTCGATCACGGCGACGCGCTTCTTACGCTGCGCCAGCGAATCGATGCGGCGCAGATCGACGAGGCTCGTTGCGCCCGGCTTCGCGATCATCACATTCGCATGACGCGCGAGCGCCATCATCGCCGCCTCGACCTGCGTGCCGATCGGCGACGCGATGACCACGAGTTGCGGCGTCGTGAAATCCAACGCATCCGACAGCGTACGAAAGGTATACAGATTCGCCGCTCGCGCGACCGCTCGCCGCTCCGCATCGGGGTCGTGAACGCCGGCGACGAAAAAGCCGGGATGATCGAGAAGGTTCCGCGTCAGTACACCTCCCCAATACCCGTAACCGGTGACGAGCGTGCGGATCACCAGGACTGCTGGAGTCGCGTCGCGAGGCTCCACTCCATATCACGCGGCAAGCCATTTACCGCCTGTGCCCAGCGGTACTCGTAGAGCGCGTGATTCGCGGCGTGCGTCTCGCGATTGCGCTCCGCCTTGACGGGATCGCTCGCGATCGTGCTCGAGTTGTCGTGATGCACGACCGCAGCCGACTGCACGAACGTCATGCCATGCACGCGAGCGCGACGCTCCCAATCGACATCCTCCATATACGCCGGGTGGAAGCGTTCGCAGAACAGGCCGACGCGCTTTACAGCCTTCGCGCTGATCCACGTGCAGCACCACGGCGGCGCGCCCGCTTGGACAACGTCGCCGCCGATCGTGTCCTGCGAGAAGATCGAGAAGGCGTCCTCGCCGAAACAGGCGTCAGAGTTCAGGAGCAGCCAGCCGCTCGCGTGCGGCGTCGCCTTGATGCCGAGGTTCCAGCTAGTCGCGACGCCTAGATTCGACGGCATCTTCCACAGGTAGCGGCGCTTCGCGATCATCCGCATCTGAATCGTGTCCAGGTAATGATCCGGCAGGCCGTCACCGTTATCAATGACGATCAGCGTCTCGACTTCGTCGAGGCTTTCGATGGCGCGCTCGAGCAGGTCGTACCGATTCAGGACCGGGATGATGACGACGTCGATCACGGCTGCCACGCTGCGAGGCGCTGCATGATCGGACGCCAATACTTCGCGAAGACGGCATCGGCCTCGTAGTCCTTCGCGAATGCGAGAGCGTCCGCGCTCGCATTGCCTCGCTCACGCGCGTACGCCTGCTCTAGCGCCTGGACGATGTGATGAACGTGCGGCGTGAAGAACCACGAATCCTGATTCGGATCCCAGAGCGGCTGGCCATCGATGACCCAGCCGTCGCCGACGAGCTCGGGCTGCGCCGAGAAGTTGCTCACGATGACGGGCAGGCCGCACGCCTGCGCCTCGATGACGGGCACGCCGAAGCCCTCACCGGCCGACGTTGCGAGCAGCACGTCCGCGTCCGAGTAGAGCGCGGCAAGCGCAACCTGCGGCATGTTCATCCGATAGAGGTACTGATTCACGACACGGACCTGCTCAGGTCTGATACCGCACGCGCGGACGAGCTTCTGGATATCCACGCCGCCGAGAGCGGCCGACTCGTCCGTGTGCAGGTACAGGATCGCGTCCGGCTTGTCCTGCGCGAACACGCTGAACGCGAGCAGATTCTCGCCCCAACACTTCCGCGGCGGCGTCCTGCCCTTATTCGCCGAGTTCATCATGACGACGAAAGCGTCCGGGTCATTGATGCCCATGATGTCGCGGCCTCGGATCGTCTTGCCCTGCGCGTCCAGGAAGGACGGCGTCGGCTTGAAGACCTTCGGATCGAATGCGTGCGGCGCGTACTCGTGATCGATCTTCTCGAGGTCAAGCATCCGCGAGCCGAACTGCGACATGGCGATCGGCATGACATTCGGCTTCTTCAGCCATCGGATCACGTCCGGCGGGCCGGGCTGATGATCGATCGGAACCCACGCGGCGATCTTGCCGATCTGATCGATGCTTGGATTCTTCAGCGCCCAGACATCGAAGAGCGTGACGACGGCGCTCGATAGCGGCGATCCGCTCGACCAATGCTGCCAATGCGCGCACAGGATGTCGTCCGAGTAGGGCGACACGCCGGTCGGGTACAGCTTGACGCCGCCCCATTCCGTCTCCGAACCCTGCAGGCCGAAGTTGCAGGCGACGGCGATCTCGTGCCCGTCGCGCTTTAGGCGGTCGACGACCTGCGCCGTCTGAACGCCGTAGCCCGTCGCGGCGAAAGGCGCATTGCTCGCCCACAAGACGCGCATCGGCTGGACGCCGGGATCGACGCGCTTCGTCTTCGCAGCCGCTCGACGCATCTGCCGATTCGACACAATCCCTCCCTAAAGACTAAGGGCCGCCGATCCGAAGATCGACGGCCCGTAGGTTACCACTCGGAGTCGCGTACTAGGACGCGGCGCCGATGAAGTGCTTGATGTGCGACGTCTGCGGCAGGTTGCCGTCGACGCGCATCGACGCGCGGAACGTGACGAGATCCGCGTTGAACGCGAAGTCGTCCGAGCGGTCGAGGCGGATGCCGCCGACCGAACGCACCATGTACGACGGGAGGTGACCGCAGATGACCGACTTGGCGGCGGTGCCCGGAGAAGCCATGTGCGGATTCTCGTAGACCGGGACCGACAGGAGCAGGTCGCGGCGGTTGCCGTCGGCGGCCGGATCGAACACGTAGTTGCCGGCGGTGTCCTTCAGCTTGCGGACGGCGCCGATCGACGTGCCGTTCATCATCCACCCGATGCCCGGGAGCAGGCGCGCCGCGCCGTCCAGGCTGTAGTAGAGGTCGATCAGGTTGTCGGCGGTGAAGGCACCGGAGACACCCGTGCCACCCGTGACGCCCGAACCCGAAGCCGTGACGATGCCGTTCGGCTGCACGGTGCCGGTGCCGGTCGTCAGCGCGTTCTGGACGTTGTAGCCCAGACCGTTTCCGACCTGATCGGCGAGGAAGCCGAGGAGATCCACGCCGGAATCCTCGATCATCTCGCGGCTGACCTGGATCAGGAAGCCGAACTTGAACGCCGAGAGGTTGACGAAGGTGTTGAACACCGGATCGGACTCGGAGAAGTTCGCGCCCTGAGCGGTGACGGTGCTCGAGGACGAGTAGGACGACAAGCTCGGGACCTGGATCGTCTCGCCACCGGCCGTGTTCATCTGCATCGGGACGTCGAGCATCGGGCCCACGAGGCGAGCCTTCAGGATGACCTGATCGTAGAACGAGGTCGGGACCGGAGCACCCGTCGACGACGTGAGGACGTCGCGCTTCTCGAAGTTGTACGACCGGACCTCGCCGCGCGCGAGGGCGCGGATGGCCTCCGCGTCGGAGTCGTCGCCCGCGGGCTCCTCGTCCGTGCGGATCTCAGCCGCGACCGCGTCGAGGCGCGCAGCGCGCTCCTCGTCGGACTTCAGCTGATCGATGATCTGCGCGCGAGTGTCGAGCTCGGCGGAGATCTTCTGGTACTGCTCCTCTTCCTCGCCGGTCAGGTCGCGCTTCTCCGCGGCCGCCGTATCGAGCAGGTGCTTCGCCTCGTGCCACGCGGCCTGGCGAAGATCGTGCTGGCGCTTGATGTACTCGGACATCTGATCTCCCCTTTCGGAAATCGTGTTGACTGATTACCGGCCGCGGCTCCGCGAAACCGAACGCCCGAGCGGCTCCGCTCTAGACACCAGAATCATAACCCCGCAAATAGGGGAAACTAGAGTCCGCAGAATGTAGAGGCTAGACGCGGGCGAGCAGCACGTCGAGCTGCTTCTGCTTCATCGCCAGCTTCGCGGCGACGTCGTCACGCTCCGTGCGGAGCTTCGTCACCGCAGCGTCGAGGACGCCGGCGAGCTCGTCGTCCAGCGTCTCGCCCTTCTCGAGGGCCGTGATCGCCGCGTTCAGCTTCTCGGCCTCGAGGCCCGTCGCGTCGACCAGGCCGTCGAGGCTGCGAACGGTAGCGGCCGTCGCCTCGTACGCCGGGAAGCCCGTCACGATCGAAACCTCGTGAAGACGCACCTCGCGCAGCTCGCGCTCCTGCCCGTCATCACTCCACGAGTCGCCGCCCTTCGGGACGGAGAAGCCGAAGCTCATTGAATCGATATCGCCGCGCTTGAGCAGGACAGCCATGTCGCGGCCGTCCGTCGTGTCGGGCAGGTCCGCCTCGACCTCAAGTCCGCGACCAGATTCGGACAGGCGCAGCGTGCCGGCCCGCTTCGATGCGAGGACGCGCGACGTGTCGTGATTCACGAACAGCTTGATCTCGTTCCGCGAACGCAGCGAACGCGAGAACGCGCCCGGCGCGATCCGCTCAATGAACGGCAACGGCTGACTCGGAGAGTTGAACGCAGCCGCGAGGCCGACGAACGTCATGCCGTCACCCTCCGCCGCGTTGCGAATCTCGAACTCGTTGACCGTGACGCGACGCTGCTCTACACCGTTCTCCATACGGAACAGGGTAGCACCCGGCCGGTCGCGAACCGCGAGCGATCCATACCAG